ACTATCACCAAGTCTGGATATGATGCCTACTTTGGAATGTCTGCAACTGCACTTTCTCAGGATACTGAGTTTGAAGTTGCTGAAGATGCAACCAAGTCTCAAATCAAATCTGCTTTTGTGAAATCTTTGAAGACTAAAAAACTAAATAAAAAAGTTCTTGGTGAGTTCATTTCTTTGGTCGCATGAAAACTAAATTTCCATTTGACCACGTAGTAAAATACGATACTAAAGAAGTGTGGATTAAATGCAATAGCAGCACAACTGCTATGGGCATTCCCGCTTTGGTCAATAAATTTTATCCAGGATATACTGGACACATTGCTAGCGAAGAGTACCTAGAGGAACTCAGGAACCAGTTGGCGAACTGACCACGGGGGTCCCAAGAGGACCCTTTTTTCGCTTATAATGACTAGGTTGAAACAAAGAAAACGAATGGCACTTTCCTCCGACTACATCCGCACTTCTCTTCAGAACCTGTATGGAAACACCATCACGGGTGCTGATATTCGTGCCTGGTGTAATCTGAACGATGCTAACTATCAAACTGTTACTAAAAAACTTGAACCTTTTAAAGTTGGTCGTGGTAAGTGGAATCTTGAAGTAACTCAACAAAAGGTTGAAGAAATCGAACGTACTTTCCAAGCACCCTCTGTGGTTCCTCCTATCGAACAAAATCTCATTCCTGATAAAGATGATACCTTCGTCAAGTTTGGTAACTTTGGTGATATTAAAAAAATTATTCAGTCCCGTATCTTTTACCCTGCGTTCATTACGGGTCTTTCGGGTAATGGTAAAACGTTTAGTGTGGAGCAAGCGTGTGCTCAACTTAAGCGTGAACTTATTCGCGTAAACATTACGATTGAGACTGATGAAGATGATCTGATCGGTGGTTTCCGTTTGGTGAATGGCGAAACCGTGTGGCATAATGGTCCTGTGGTAGAAGCACTTGAGCGTGGTTCTGTTCTGCTGCTGGATGAGATCGACCTTGCATCTAACAAGATCTTGTGCCTTCAATCCATTCTGGAAGGTAAAGGTGTGTTTCTCAAAAAAATTGGACAATATGTGAAACCTGCTGCTGGTTTTAACGTCATTGCCACCGCTAACACTAAGGGTAAGGGTTCTGATGATGGTCGTTTTATCGGCACCAATGTGCTTAACGAAGCATTCCTGGAACGCTTCCCCGTGACCTTTGAGCAGTCCTATCCCGCCCCTGCTACTGAGCAGAAGATCCTGGAAGGCATCGCTCTGGATCTTGGCGTGGAAGACCGCGTCTTCTGCAAGCGCCTGGTGGACTGGGCAGACATCATCCGCAAAACCTTCTACGATGGTGGTATTGAGGAAATCATCAGCACCCGCCGCCTGGTTCATATCATCCGTGCTTACAGTATCTTCCAAGATAAGGCAAAGGCAATTCAAGTGTGCGTGAACCGCTTTGATGATGAAACCAAGCAAGCATTCCTTGAACTTTATGACAAGGTTGATGTAGATTTCCAAATGCCCGTTGACCAGGAAGCACAATCCTGATATAATTGGGGAAGGTAAAAAGTGCCTTCCCCTTTATGATTGAACAAACTTTTACTATTACTATGCCTGAAACAAAAAATCATCTCTGGAAATACAACGAAGATAAAATTCTCAAAGATGTTGAAGATTATGTGACTAGCACTTATGGAAGTCACTATTGTGGTCACGAACAAGACTATAAAGATGTTCAAACAATTGACCTAATGGCAGCGAAAGAACTTGCTGCTGGATTTTGTCAAGCAAATATTATCAAGTATGGCAGTCGCTATGGCGATAAGGATGGTCGCAATAAGCGTGACCTTCTAAAAGTCATTCACTATGCTATGCTTTTACTACACTTTGACGGACACTATTCCCGCAAAGATAACGGTCTCTCTGAATTTCGCTGATTATTATGAAACTCTCTGACAAAACTCTTACGCTTCTTAAAAACTTCTCCTCCATTAACCAGTCTATTCTGTTTAAAGAAGGTAGTTCTCTACGAACAATTAGCGTCATGAAAAATATTCTTGCAGAAGCAACAATTGAGGAAGAACTACCCAAGGACTTTGGTATCTATGATCTAAATCAATTTTTGAATGGTCTTAATCTTCATCAGAATGCTGAACTTGATTTTCAGAATGACAATTATGTTGTAATTAAAGAAGGTAAATCTCGCTCAAAATATTTCTTTGCCGATCCTAATGTAATTGTTACTCCTCCTGATAAGGAAATCTCTCTTCCTTCTGAAGATGTTTGTTTCATCCTTGACACCAAAGAACTTGATAAACTACTCAAAGCTGCTGCTGTGTATCAACTCCCTGACCTTTCTGTGGTTGGTGAGGCAGGTGTGGTGAAATTGGTAGTTCGTGATAAAAAGAACGATACTTCTAATGATTTTTCTGTAGTTGTTGGTGAAACTGATGAAGTCTTTACTTTCAACTTTAAAGTAGAAAACATTAAGATCATCCCTGGTTCTTATGAAGTTGTAATTTCTTCTAAACTTTTGTCACGATTCAAGAATACTGGGTTTGATGTGACTTATTATATTGCTATGGAGCCTGATTCTACTTTTGGTTGATGAACATCTTTGTTACTTCTCCTTGGCCTGCTGAGAGTGCCATTTGCCTTCCCGACAAACATATTGTCAAGATGCCTCTAGAGTGCTGTCAGATGCTCTCTATCGTTGCTTCCAACAAATGGGGATATGGGTACGGCACTCTCCCTAAGGCAGATGGAACCCCCTACAAGACTGAGAAAGGAGCATTCCGCAATCATCCCTGCACCAAGTGGGCAATGGAGAGTATCCATAATGCTTACTGGTTGATCAAGTGGGGATTGAACTTGTCTGATGAATACTGCCTGCGGTATAATAAAACTCACTCCTGTTATAAAACCCTTGTGGATGCATACTATTTGTTTCCTAAGGGTAAGGTCACAGAGGTGACTCCATTTGCTCGTGCTATGCCTGAGGAATGGAAGTTTGACGACACTATTGATACATTTGAAGCATACAAAAGATATATCGCATCCAAACCTTGGGTTGCTGATAATTATCTCCGTATGCCAGAACGAAAACCTGAATGGATTTGATTATGACAAGTGAATTCCTATTCTGCGAAAAGTACCGTCCTCAAGTAATTGATGACTGTATTCTTCCTGATGAAACTAAAAAAACATTTAAGGAGTTTGTAGCGAAAGGTGAGATTCCAAATCTCCTTCTTGCAGGACCTCCTGGTATTGGTAAAACCACTATCGCAAAAGCATTGTGTAATGAATTGGGGGCAGATTATTATGTCATCAACGGATCCGACGAAGGGCGTTTCCTGGATACTGTACGGAACCAAGCAAAGAACTTCGCTTCGACCGTCTCACTTACGGGATCTTCTAAACACAAAGTCATCATCATCGATGAGGCGGATAACACAGGGAACGACGTACAACTCCTACTACGGGCGAATATTGAGGCATTTTATAACAACTGCCGATTCATCTTCACCTGTAACTACAAGAACAAGATTATTGAACCTCTTCACTCCCGATGTGCCGTCATCGACTTCACCATCAAAGGGAAGCAAAGAGTTCAACTTGCAGGTAGTTTCTTTCAACGACTTCAATCAATCTTGGATGCAGAAAAGATTGAGTATGATCAAAAAGTTGTTGCTGAACTTGTCACAAAACACTTCCCAGATTTTCGTAGGGTCCTCAATGAATGCCAGAGGTATTCTACAGGAGGAAAAATCGACACGGGAATTCTTGCTTCTTTCTCTGACATCTCTGTAAATGAACTCATCAAAAATCTCAAGGATAAGAACTTTCTTGAAGTCCGAAAGTGGGTGGTCTCCAACTTGGACAACGATGCTTCTAGTCTTCTTCGCAGGATTTATGACGCCTCTTACGATTGCCTTGTTCCCGCATCTATCCCTGCTGCCGTTCTTGTTATTGCTAAGTATCAATACCAATGTGCGTTCGTTGCTGACCAGGAAATAAATCTTTTAGCAGCATTAACTGAATTGATGTGTGAGTGTGAATTTAAATGACTTCTCTTAAATCATTAAAAACTTGTTTGAGGTATCCTGGCGGAAAATCCCGTGCTTGTGAAAAGATGGGACCTTATTTTCCAGATCTTCGCAACTACCAAGAATTTCGCGAACCATTTCTTGGTGGCGGGAGTGTTGCGATTTATATCACCAAAAAATATCCTAACCTAGATATTTGGGTGAATGATTTATATGAACCACTTGTAAATTTCTGGCAACAACTCCAGATGTTTGGTATTGATCTTAAAGATAAACTTGTAGATCTTAAGACGACAAACAATACTCCAGTCCTGGCGAAAGAACTTTTTCTTAAAGCAAAGGAGCAAGTTAATGACAAAGATTTGCCAAGCATTGATCGTGCTGTGGCTTTCTATATTGTCAATAAGTGTAGTTTCTCTGGTCTCACAGAGAGTTCATCATTTTCAGAGCAAGCATCAAATTCCAATTTCTCTATGCGCGGGATTGAAAAATTGCCTGGGTATTCTAAGATAATTGAACGTTGGCGTATAACTAACCACTCATACGATTATCTGTTAGATGGAGACACTACTGCTTTTGTGTATCTCGATCCTCCTTATGATATTAAGGATAATCTCTATGGGCACAAGGGAACAATGCACAAAGGATTTGATCACGATAAGTTTGCTGCTGATTGTGATTTTCGTTATCCAATGCATCAACTAATTAGTTATAATTCTGATCAACTTGTCAAGGATCGATTCAAGAATTGGAACGCTGCTGAGTTTGACTTAACTTACACGATGCGTTCAGTTGGTGAATATATGCGAGAGCAAAAACAACGTAAAGAATTGCTGCTATTTAATTATGGAATTGAAGGATTGGTTAAATTCGATTAATCAAACAAAAAGTAACTTACTTGAAGAAAATCCAGGTGCTTTAAAAGAATATGCACCTTATATCATTAATCGTTGTTTATCTGCACATATTGATTGTATTCTATTCGCAAACGAAATGAATATGAAACATCATCTTGATAAAGATATGCAATATTCTTTTTTTCTAAATACTATAAGAAAAAGGAAGAGATATTCTCCCTGGCTCCGTAAAGATAAAATCAAAGACTTAGAATGTGTGAAACGTTATTATGGTTATAGTAACGAAAAAGCATCCCAAGCACTGAAAATTTTGTCAAAAGAGCAAATCAACTTTATCAAACAACGACTTGAAATTGGCGGAACAAAATGACAACCCAAACAATTGAGCCACAGGTAAATTGGTCCCAGGACCAAATGGTTGAAGTTATTCTCAACGAACCAGACGATTTTCTAAAAGTTAGAGAAACTTTAACTCGCATCGGAGTTGCCTCTAGAAAAGAGAAAAAACTCTATCAGTCTTGCCATATCCTCCACAAACAAGGAAGATATTATATTGTGCATTTTAAAGAGTTGTTTGCTCTTGATGGTAAACATGCTAACTTGACTGTAAATGATGTTCAACGCAGAAATCGTATTGTACGTTTGCTTGCAGATTGGGGACTTATTACGGTTCTAAAT